AAAAATTACCAATAGTTAATGACATTACTTCTTCAAATGGTAAAGATGCTTACTTGTTAGCAAAATCAAATTCTGTTGGCAATGTGAAAGAATTGAGAATTATAAATGAAGAGTTTGAATATTCTTTTGATCCAACCTTAAGACCAACCGCGTTTATACCACCAAATATTACCACAATAAATTCAAATACATTAGAGTCTGTTCTGGTCGAAAGTGGTGGTAGTGGTTATACACAATCACCAGATGTTATTATTGTAAATCCAATAACAGGAGAAAAAATTAATTCTGGAGTTTTGAACGCCATTGTAGTTGGCGAATCTATACAAAGAATAGAAATACAAGATACTCCAAAGGGTCTTCCAGAATCTTCTGTTAAAATTATTACTATTAATAATACCAATGGAATAAGTATTCAGAGAGTTGAATCCAGTTCTACTGGAATATTCACTTGTGCTATAACCGTTCCTCCACTAGGATTTAGTACCTTCCCATTTGCTTCAGGTGATAAAGTTTTTGTTGAGGGTATAGAAAAATTTAATTCCAGTGGATCTGGATTTAATTCTGAAGATTATCAATACAAATTCTTTGTTGTCGATAGTTATATTGAAGATTCCCCATATCACAAAGTAGTGTTTGACTTGTCAAGTATTGCCAATAGTGGATTGACTACTAACACAGGCATCGCTAAGACTTCATCGGGGAGTTTTGGTTCGTTGATAAAGTTTAATGATTATCCAACATTTGAGACAACTCAAAAAAGATTAGATTTCAGTATTGGAGAACAATTAGTTTCTAACCAAATAGAGAGAGATTTATTTGTTTCTAGTTATGATGGAACAAGGTTAAAGGTTTCTGGAAGTTATGAATTATCGGTTGGCGAAATAATAACAGGTAAATCATCGGGAACCATAGCAACAATTAATCAGATAGATAAAAATTCAGGAATTTTTAATGTTAATTATTCTATTCCCAAAAATTCTGGTTGGACTAATGAAATTGGAAAACTAAATTCCGATAGTCAAGTAATTCCTAATAACGATTACTATCAAAATCTCTCATACTCCATAAAGAGTAGCAAAGAATATAAAGAAGTAGAAAAATCAATCAAACCTCTTCTTCATACTAGTGGACTGAAAGATTTTGCTGACACAGGTATAACTTCCACATCAGATGCATCAGATCTTTTTGGAATTGATGGAACAACTGTGGTTCGTGATTTTGTAGGTGACCTTAGAGTTGATACAATTTATGACTTTGATTTTGTAAAAGATATTGATGTTGATTCTGAAGGAAATTCTAAGTATTTAAAATTATTAAATACGAAGTTGACGGACTATACTGACAACATTGGAAATGATGTTCTTGCGATAGACAATATCAGCGATCAGTTCTCATATTTTGAGGATAGTCCTAGTGAATTCTTAAATCTCCTTAAGTTAGATTCCTCAATTACTTTTGAAAATCTTTTAGTTAGAATTACAAATACTAGTAATAGTGAAGTACAATTCTCTGAAGTAGTAGTATTGAATGATGGATCTAATACTTTCCTTGTGGAAAAGGGTGGAGTTGTCAATACTGGATCTGGAACAATATCTCACATTCCGGGTGAGCAGTATGGTGATTTGACCATAGAAGTAGATGAATTTAGCGACAGTTATTTAAGATTTATTCCTGAGGATGCTTATGATACAGACTATGATCTAAAGATTATAAGAAATAGATTTACGGATTCTGTTTCTGGCGTTGGCACAATTTCGATAGGATTTATTGATTTAGTAAGTATTACCGGTGTTACAACTTCCGAATCTACTAAAACTATAGCGTCATTTGACAATAGTGAATTTGAATCCTTGTATGCCAATGTTCAGATCATTGATAATACTTCAAATGATATGAATTTTGTTGAACTATATGTAACTTCAGATGGATCAAATACTTATCTCTCAGAGTACTATTTTGATAGTGAAAGTGAAACATCATCTTTCTCAAATAACTTTATAGGATCTTTTGGTGCAAATCTCTCTAGTGGAATTTTATCATTAAATTATACCAACACTTCTTCCAATGACAACACTTTTAGAGCAAGAGTTGTTGGATTTGGAACAACTACGTCTGGAATTGGAACTTATAGATTTAGATTGGATAGGCAACCAGAAGGGTCTGAAAGATCTGCTATCTATAAATCAGATTTTACTGCAGGAATTGGAATAGCGACTGTAGTTTCATTAGATAAGACACTATTTAATTCTGTAAAATCTCTTGTAGAGGTTAGCATAGGATCTACAAAATCTGTTCATCAAATTATGATGTTACAGGACAATAGTGATGTTTATTTGCAACAATCAGCTTTGTTAAGTGTTAGTGGCATAACAACATTTGATACTGCAATTGGCATGGGAACATTTGGCGGAAACAATTCTGAATCAAACTTAGAACTTAAGTTCTATCCAGATTCTGCCTATTCATCGGAAAATATAGTTATTTCAGCATTCACTCAGTGCTTCTATGATATTTTAGATACTCAAAATACACCACCAACACTAGAGTATGGAAATATTCAAGAATCTGTAGACTTGAAATTCTACAACTCAATTAATGGAGATAGAATCAATAGAACTAATTTTACATTGACTTCTGAGGGGACACCTATCTTTGTTAAGGTAGTTGATCCACAAGACACCAGTGCATTAATTGCAACTACAGGAACGTTTAATGTCACAAATCATTTCTTTAAAGATGGTGAAGAACTAATTTATACACCAAAATCAACTATTGTTGGTATTGCTACTACTGCACTAACATACAGTAATGTAAATAGTGGAGTAACTGATACTTTACCATCTACTGTTTTTGCTGTTGTAACTGATCGCAATTATGATCAATTCCAAATATCAACAACAAGAAGTGGAACTGCAGTAACATTCACAGATCTTGGAGGAGGAAATGCTCACCAATTTGAAATGGTTAAAAAGAATGAGAAGTCAATAATTGTAATTGATAATCTCATTCAACATCCATTAGTTTTTACCAATGTTTCTCATACATTGTCTGGATCTATTGGAACCGCAAGCACAATATTTAATTTGAGTGGAATATCTTCCATCATTCCATCAGATATATTAAAAATAGATGATGAGTATCTTGGAGTCACTAATGTTGGTTTGGGAACGTCAAGCACTGGACCAATTACAAATAATGGTTCATTTAACTTAGTTCAAACTGATAGAGGATTTGTTGGAACTTCTGCAACTTCTCACACATCATCAACACAGGTTGATATCTATAGAGGTGCTTTTAATATTGTAGAAAACGAAATACATTTTGCAGATGCTCCAAGAGGAAATCCTCAAATAGATAAAACTAAGTTTAATTTGGATTACGAAACTTCTTCATTCAATGGAAGAGTTTTCCTAAGATCTGATTATACCACAAACAAAATATATGATGATTTATCAAATGAGTTTAATGGTATTGGTAGAACGTTCACTTTAACAGTTGGTGGTGCAAATACTACTGGTATTGGAACTATCGGTGGTAGTGGAATTGTTTTAATTAATGGAATTTTCCAACAACCAACAACTCCAAATAATCCAAGAGGTAATTTTGAAATAGTAGAAGGTGTTGGAATAAGCACCATAATCTTCTCTGGCATTACGGTTCCTAACAGTGATCCATTAGAATATATTACTTCGGATAGTGATATAAATCAAAATGAAACTCCAAGAGGTGGAATTATTGTTTCGCTTGGATCTACACCAGGACTTGGTTTTGCTCCACTTGTAGGAGCATCTGTGACTGCTACAGTTGCTGCTGGATCTATTACTGGTATAACAACTGGTTTACCTGGAGGATCATTTGGATCTGGTTACAATGGTTTAACTTCTATCGGTGTTACTGTTTATGAAGATGGACATTCTGGAGTGGCGGCATCTATCACCGCTTCCGTAGGTGCTGGTGGAACTCTTTCGTTTAATATTGTTGCAGCAGGAACTGGATATACAAATCCATCAGTATATGTATCATCACCATCTTATGAAAATCTTTCCGTTATTGGAGTTTCAAGACTTGGGGTTGGGACAACAACCACAACTGGTATTGGTTTATCAATTAGTTTGAGTGTTGGATATGTTGGAATTGGATCAACTTATTTTGGAGTAGATGATTTTGAAATTTCTAGAAATGGTTATTCTTTCCAAAGAGGAGATGTATTTAAACCAGTTGGATTAGTTACAGATTCCAGATTAGCATCTCCTATTAATGAGTTTGAATTGACAGTTTTGGAGACATACTCAGACAAATTTGCCTCTTGGGAATTTGGAGAATTGGACTTTATTGATTCTATCTCAGATCTTCAAGATGGTGTTAAAAAGACATTCCCATTATTCTACAATGGCGAACTTCTTAGTTTTGAACAAGAATCAGATTCTAGAATCAACTTACAAAATTGTTTATTAATTTTTATAAATGGTGTTCTTCAAGAACCAGGAGTCAATTACACATTTGGTGGAGGAACTTCGTTCATATTTACCACTGCCCCCAAACCAGATGATAAGGTTTCAATCTATTTTTACAAAGGAACTTCTGCAGATGTTAGTGTAATCACAAACATTAATGAAACCATAAAGAAAGGTGATATTGTTCAAGTTCCAAAATTCAATGGCGCTCCAGATTTACTATCACAAGAAAAGAGAACTGTTACTGATCTATCATTCTCCGATAAATTTGAAACGAACTTGTATTCAGGACCTGGGGTTGATGAAATTACTGATAGACCATTGAGTTGGATAAAACAAAAAGTTGATAAAAATATCAATGGTGAGATTGTTTCTAAGGCAAGAGATTCTATCGAACCACTGATTTTCCCAACTGCAAATATTATTGATGACGTATCTACAACTGATACTCAAATATTCGTTGATAGTGTTGAATTATTTAAGTATGAAGATCCTGATTTAAGTTCTTTTGATGCGTTGATAGTTGGTAGCGCATCAACCGTCGCAATATCTACACTAACTGGAAATGACTCGATTGAACTTGTAAAGAACTTCACAACTATTCAAGGTGATATTGGATCCGTTGTAGGAATTGCATCTACATCTTCACCAAACCTTGCCATAGAATTTACATTGGATGATTTAACAACTTCTCAATTGCAGGTTGGATATCCAATTTACATTTTCGATACATTAGTTGGTTCTGGAATTACATCTATCAATTCTTCTGATAGCGAAGTTATTGGTATTGGAACAACACACATTAATAATGTTTATTATGTTGAGGCACTGAATAATGCCACTGGTATTATAACTTGTCGCGTCCATTCCACATCAAACCTTGTTGGAATAAACACTACAGGAACTACAAATTATCCAGTTGGTAGATATTCTTGGGGTAGATTATCAAATACATCAGGATTAGTAAGGTCTTCTAATCCAATTTCTATTGGAGTGACTGGAAACATCGTATCAGGTCTTTCAACATATCCAATTATTCAAAGAAGAAACGTTGGAATAAGGTTTACTGGCGCTCTCCCCAAACTGTTATAAATATCTAAAAAACTATGTTAATATGGCTGCTGTCGTAACAGATCAATTTAGAATACTGAATGCGAGTAACTTTATAGATTCTGTATTAGATGATAATAATTCATACTACGTTTTCTTAGGTCTGCCAAATTCATCCGCTGTTGGATTTGGTAGAACTTCTGATTGGAGCTCCGCTACTAGTGGACCACCAAGTCCAACAGACAATTTCCAATATTTAACTCACTATAGGGATACTGGAATATTTGGAAAAAGAGTTACTAGTGAAAATATTAGAAGAGTAATAAGAAAGGTTCAGTGGACATCAAACACTGCCTATGACATGTATAGGCATGATTATAGTTCCTCTAATACAACTCCAAACTCTGGAACCAGTAGATTATATGATTCAAACTATTATGTAATTAACAGTGATTATAGAGTTTATATTTGTATTGATAATGGTTCTTCCGGAACCAATCTGAAGGGTGGTAGATCAAAATTTGAACCTACAGAAACAGATACACAAGTTTTACCAAATGCTGGAGATGGATATAGATGGAAATACTTATTCTCCATTTCTCCAAGTGATGTAATAAAATTTGATTCTACGGAATATATTGTTTTGCCAAATAATTGGGCAACATCTTCTGATTCTCAAACGGTTAGAGATGCAGGAGACTCTGACACAAATAATAATCAGATTAAAAAAGTTTATATCAAAAATGCTGGATTAGGATACACAGCGTCCACATATGATATTTTAGGTGATGGGACTGGTGGAAAAGTTGCTATAGAGGTAGATG